AAGAAAGAAAGTTTATAGCAAAGAAACATGCTGTTGAAACTATTCATGAAATGGTAGAAAAACTACCTGATGTATTTGAAGTAAGAGGTAATGCCTTGTATCGTAAAGGCATTAACTTAAGTATGCCTGAGCAATTAGCATTAGAGTTTGTATCTACTTATGATAAGTATTTAACATCAAATGTAAAGTATCCTTTAGGGTTTGAAAATAGTGATCCATTTCAGGCATTAGATAATTTCTGGATGTGGTGCGCATTGAATCCTAATGCAGAAAGTCGTGAAGATTTATTTAGATTCTTAACTCAGCATGAAATGAAGATTACTAATCAAGGTATGTTCTTAGCATATCGTAGAGTAGTATCTACTAATTCTAGCAATAGAAGTAAAGACTTAATTAGTTTTATTTCTAATAAGTATATTCAAGTTAAGACTAAGTGGAAGAAAAATTCAGCTAACTATGAAGTTCATGAATTGAATAATCATTTTGAGTTGCGTCATGTAGAAATTAACTCTGATACAGAAGATACATTTATAGGTAATCTTCAAGACCTATATTTAGATTTACCTAATATGACTGAGCAACAATTTACAGATGCTCATACTCATACTATGGACTATCGTATTGGTATGGAAGCTAGAATTCCTCGTCATGAAGGTAATCAATCTAATCAAGTAACTTGTTCTAGAGGTTTACATGTAGCTAGTAAAGCATATAACTATGCAGGCTTTGGTGATACAGCTGTTATGGTAGCAGTAAATCCTATGGATGTATTAGCTGTACCTCAAGGTGAGGATGGTAAACTACGTACTTGTGCATTTACTCCTGTAGCTGTACTAGAACTAGATGAAGAAAATCAAATCCTAGAAGAAGATATTGATGTATCAGATTTATTATTTACTCATTATGATGAGCAAGTAGATAATCTTCGTGACATGGTAGCTAATAACACTGCTTATGAGTTACATGTTAATCATATCTTAGGAGTAAATAGTGCTAGTGAATTGCATACTATTCTAAATAACTTAGAGTACATGCAAGATGTAATTAATGATAGAGTAACGCATTTATAAAATATGTTAGATAATAAAAGAAACGAAATTCAAAATAACGCTGTAATCTCTTGGGTAGAAGCTGGAAAAAAAGGTACTCTTAATTTGAGTACTGGGATAGGTAAAACATTTTGTTTTATTAAAGCCACTCAGCTTTTACCTAAAGGTTCTAAAATCTTATTTCTTGCTGAGACAAGCCAAAGGAAATTTGATTTACATAAAGATATAACATTCTTTAAAAAACTATTTAAGTATGATTTATTAGTAGAACATGAATTAACTTTTATGTGTTACCAGTCTGCTTATAAGTTAGTAAATACAAGTTGGGATTTAGTTTGTGCTGATGAGATACACATGAGTTTTACTCCTGAGTATAGTAAATTCTTTAAGAACAATAGTTATAAATACATCTTAGGTTTATCTGCTACAGTAGATAGAAGTACTAAGTATGTTGATGAAGATGGTCAAGAGATAAGTAAAGGTGATATGGTAGATTTATATGCTCCTGTACTAAGAAGCTTCGTATTTTTATTATCAATCATCATTTAGACTATGAGAAGAAAGTAGTTACTGCAGGTACTAAAGCTAAGCCTTTTATGACTACTGAGAAAGCTGCATATGATTATTGGGATGCAGCGTTTAAAAGAGCATTCTTCTTAGCTGATGGCCAGGCTAAAACCTTTAAGATTAGAAATACAACTGCAGCTCGTGCTAAAGTATTGTATACATTATTTTCTAAGGTAGAGTCTGTAAATAAATTACAGACTGCCTTAGAAGGTAAAACTCTAATCTTTGGTAATAGCATTGATACATTATTATGTGTAACTAAAAATGTTATTAGTAGTAAGAATAAAGATGCAGAGAATGAAAAACTTAGGACAGATTTTGACAAAGGTAAAATCAAAACTATAGGTTCATTCAAGATGCTGAAGCAAGGGGCTAATCTTAAGTCGTTAGATAACACTATTATCATGTCTTACTATAGTAAAGAATTAGATATGATTCAAGCCATAGGTCGTCAGAGAGTTACTGACTCAGTAGGTAATGTGTTTATCTATGTAACTGCTGGAACTCAGGAAGTTAAATGGTATAAATCTGCAATGGAAAATATTAATAACTATGAAGAAATCCACTGTGCAAACACGGAAGATTGTATCTACAAATACAAGGAACTTATCAAACAAGATAAACAAGCAGAAGAAAAAGTTGGAGAAATTTAGTAACTTTGATTACCTCACTAAATTAGAAAGTGAGGATAGATACTTAACTTATAAAAATCTAGGCTATGTTTAAATTATTTGTTATCTTTGCTCTCTTATATCTAATAGGGCGCCAAAATGGTTGGTACATTAGAAGTATAAGATTTGATGGAATTTATTTTTATTATACAATAAAGACTTGGAATCTTGCGTATAATAGATGGGACTCAGAAATAGCAGCTATCTGCTTATGGAAGTATAAGAAGGACGAACCTCCTTATTAATTATTAAATTTATTACAATGAATATAAACATAGACTCAGAAAGTCTTGCTGAAAAGAACTTGAGTCCTAGTGAGTATTGTGTATTGGCTTGTATTAAGAATGGCAAGAATCCTAAAGATGTGTTATGCTGTATAACAGATGAAACATATCTTATTCTTGCCTCTTCAAGCTATTTGAGGGAAGACCCTTTTGACGAGTCAAATTATCCATATAAGTTGACAGGAGAAGGCTTAAAATTATTTGAAGACCCAAATGACTTTAATGCATTTGTAGAGGAGTATAGAAATTTATTCCCTAAAGGCTTAAAGTCTGGTAATGGTACACCTATTAGAGGTGACAAACAAGGTGTGATTAAGAAGATGGAATGGTTCTTACGAACTTATCCTGAGTATTCTAAATCTACAATTCTTGCAGCAACTAAATTATTTATACAGCAGATGGAGCGTAGAGCTTATGTATATATGACTCAAGCAGATTACTTTATTCAAAAAGATAATGGTAGTAAGCTTGCAGCTATGTGTGAGGAGTTTGATAGTAAGACTGCTGATGTAATTAAAGTTGTAGGAGAAAGAAGATTATGAGTATATTCAAAGCTGTAAAGCACCAAATTAAAAAGAATAAGCAGGTTAGATTAGATGGGGGGTATACTTGTGTACCTTTCATCTTAATGCCTAAGCTTGGTCAAATCTTACCTGGTGTAGAGCAAGAGAAGTATTACATTGTAACTGCAAATAGTAAAGTCGGTAAGACTAAACTAGCAGACTTCTTATTTGTCTATAACCCATATGAATTTGTATCTACTGTAAAATCTGATATTAAATTGAAGATATTTTATTTTTCTTTAGAGGTATCTAAAGAAGAAAAGATGGCTCAATATTATAGTTACAGATTGTTTAAAGACCATAACATTGTTATATCTCCTGAGAAGCTTAAATCTAGATTTCAGAATTATATTCTAGAAGATGAGATAGAAGCTTTGATAGATTCATATGACGAAGAAATGGAAAAGTTCGAGTCTATGGTTACTTTTATAGATAACATTAAGAACCCTTATGGTATTTATAAGTATGTTAGGGATTATGCCTATAAAAATGGTAGACACATAGATAAGAATGGTGTAACTATTCCAGTAGATATGTTAATGCATACTGAATCTGCTATAAGAGATAAAGCTAGTTTATCTATTGTAGATTATATTCCAGATGATCCTAATGAATATGTAATTATTGTTATTGACCATTTGAGTTTACTACATGCAGAAAAAGGTAAGGATTTATGGACAACTATGTTTGAGTTTAGCAGTAAGTATTGCTTAAACATGAGAGATAGATGGAGATACATTCCTGTTGCTATTCAACAGCAAGCAGCAGACCAAGAAAAACAACAATTTAATTTCAGAGGTGACTCTGTAATAGCAAAGCTTAGACCAAGTCCTGACGGTCTAGCAGATTGTAAGCTTACTCAACGTGACTGTAATGTTATGTTAGGTTTATTTGCTCCTCATAGATATAAGATACAAAATTATTCTGACTATGATATAGATAAACTACATGATAATTATAGAGAACTATGTGTAATATTAAATCGTAATGGTTCAGGATTTATAAATTTAGACTTATATTTTAATGGGGCTTCTAACTACTTTAAAGAACTTCCTTCTGCCAAGCAGATGGATGAAAAAACTTACAAAGCAATCCAAGCAACAAACTCCACTGCAAGATAATAAACTTCCAGAGAAAGAGTTGTATCCTTTCAAGACTAACATTCCTAACTCTTTTAAAAATCCTCCACCTACGGATGAACAGATAAAAGAAGCTATGAAAAAGCTAGATAGTATTGTAGACAGAATGCAGAATGAGTTTATGAAAAATAGAACTCTTGTAGACATTACTCCTACTACTACTTCAATAGTACAAGTAACATCAGACCATGATAAGATACTTGATATTATTAATACTATGCCTGCTAGATTAAAAGATAAAGCATTAAATATTCTTAGTAGTCCTAGTAAAGAACATGCTATATTTATGAGCGTACTAGATGAGTATCAAGATAGAAACTATGCTATCTTATTAAATCATTTAGGTGATGAAGAAAATGAACCAGGTTTATTATTCATGTCTTCTAC